AGCTTGCGCCAGAGCGACCGGCGCCGGATAGCATCCAAGCCCGGCCAGTAGGTGAGCATAGGACCGGAAAATTCTGGTCCTGCCAAGTTTCATGCCGGGCCCTCGGAGGAATGCAACACCCCGCAAGGGGAAACACTCCGACCGCGAGCTCCAGGGCGGCGTCAGGCCCGGCAGCAGTCTTTTTCTCGACGCCATCTGGAGGCCCACGACGGCAAACAGGAGCATGCCATGTTCTCATCTTCCCCTCTGAAGCGCCTGCGTCAGCGCTACAACCTCGAGCCACTGCCCGAGGTCATCGACGTTCCTGCCATTGGCGGGCGAGCCGCCCGTACCGTCCCGATCGAACAGGCGTCACTTGATGACATCGAGTTTGCGCTGGTGGCGTTCGGACGTCAGCAATCGGCGCTCTACGACGTCTCCAATTCGCTCTCGACCCTTCTTCGGATGGCGCGTCGTCAGGGCGCGCTTGGCCGGGATGTCGGCATTCACGTCGCCGTCCGCGATCTGGAGGCGGGACAATGAGCGCCCCTTTCAGCAAGACGCCGCTGCGCATCATCACGGCAGACGAACGGCTGCGCGAAACCCGCGGCATCAAGGGTGTGCTGACTGGCACTTCCGGCATCGGCAAGACCACGCAGCTGCTGACGCTTGATCCGCAGCGCACAATGTTCGTCAACCTCGAGGCAGGGGAGCTGGCCGTCCAGGGCTGGCCGGGCGACGAAGTCCGGGTACGGAACTGGGAACTGGCACGCGACATTGCCGCCTGGATCGGCGGTCCGAACCCCGCCATGCGCGATGATCAGGCATACGGGCCCGGGCATTATGCCCGTGTCTGTGCCGCATTCGGGGCCGCCACCCAGCTCGACAAATACGACACCGTCTTTGTCGACAGCATCTCGGTCGCCTCTCGCATCTGCCTTCAATGGTGCAAGGGCCAGGCTCAGGCGCAGTCCGACCGTACCGGCAAGCCAGACATGCGCGCCACCTACGGCTTGCTCGGCCAGGAAATGATCGGCTGGCTCACGCATCTGCAGCACACGCCGGCCAAGAACATCTGGCTGGTCGGGTTGTTGGATCGCAAGCTCGATGATTTCGGCAAGCCCTTCTTTTCCTTGCAGATCGAGGGCTCGAAAACCGGCCTCGAACTGCCGGGCATCGTCGACGAGGTGATCACGCTGACCGAGCTGCGCCCCGAGAAGGGCGAAGCGTTCCGGGCCTTCGTCTGCACCACCATCAATGACTACGGCCTGCCTGCAAAGGACCGCAGCGGCCGGTTGTCGACGATCGAGCCCGCGCACCTCGGGCGGCTCATGGCGAAAATTCGCGGCCCCCGCCCAGACGGCCACCAGCGGTTGAGTTTCGACTTGCCAGTCAGCGCCGCGCCCACCCCAACGACAACACAAGGAGCATGACCCATGGCAAGTGACATGGACTTCAATGGCGCCGACACGCAGGACGCCGCTTTCGATCTCATCCCCGCAAACACGCTTGCCCGCGTGACCTTGACGATACGTCCCGGCGGGGCGGGGCCCGAGGGCTGGCTCACCCAGAGCAAGACCAGCCCCGCGCTCTATCTCAACACCGAGGCCATCGTCATGGATGGGCAGTTCGCGCGGCGGCGGGTCTACACCCGTATCGGTTTCCGTGGCAAGAACGCGAGCAGCGGCGACGACACCTATGGCAACCGTGGCCGGGCGTTGATCCGTGGCATCCTCGAATCCGCCCGCGGCATCCGCTCAGATGATCAGTCCGATGGGGCACGTTCCGTGCGCATGATCCGCAGCCTTGGCGAGCTGAGCGGCCTCGAGTTTGTTGCCAGTATTGGCATTGAACGCGACAAGGACCGGCCCGACGAGCCCGGCCGCAACGTCATCAAGGCCGCCATTGGTCTGGCGCATGGCGATTACGCCCGCGTCATGGGGGGCGTGCCTCAGCCCAGCCTTGGTATCGGTGCGGGCGCACCCCGCATGGCTGATCAAGGCTATGACCAGGTTGCTCAGGGCCAGGATCATGCCGCGCCCGCGAGCAATTCCTCCGCCCCGTTCTGGGCTCGTTGAGGGAGGTCCTGCACATGATCCCTCGCGATTATCAGAGAGATGCCGTCGACGCTGCCCGCGACCGGCTTGGCTCCCATGGCAACACGCTCCTCGTGCTGCCGACCGGATCGGGCAAGACCGCCATTGCAGGGTTTTGCATCGGCGAGGAACTGGAAAACCGCAGGCAGGACCGCGTTCTGGTCCTGCAGCATACCGACGAGCTGATCGATCAGAACCGCTCGACCATCGGCGCAATCACGGGACTGGCAACCTCGGTGGTCAAGGCCGAGCAGGACAATTGGGACGGTCGCATCGTCTTCGGCAGCGTCCAGACCCTGGCGCGCGCCAACCGGCGCGAGCGGATGGCGCCAGTCTCCCATCTGGTCATCGACGAATGCCACCGAGCGGCGTCCGCAAGTTACCAGGCGGTGATCAACGACGCCCGGGCCTTGAACCCGGGCCTCAAGCTCATCGGCCTCTCGGCCACTCCGAGCCGTGGCGACGGGCGCAGCCTGCGCAAGACCTTCAGCAATGTCGGCTACCAGCTTCGCATCGGCACCTTGATCGGCCAGGGAATTCTGGTGCCGCCACGGACCTTCACCATTGATCTTGGCGTCGGTGATGAATTGGCCGGACTCGATGCGACTGCAGGCGACTTTGACATGCGCGCCGCAGATCGCGTCCTGAACCGCGCCGTTCTGACGGACGCCGTGGTCGAGCACTGGGAGGCCCGGGCAGCAGCCCGGCAGACCATCTTCTTCTGTTCCACCGTTGATCACGCAACCGCTGTGGCCGAAGCCTTTCGCACTGCGGGCCATGCGGCGGAGATGATCAGTGGCGACATGCCGGCAAAAGAACGGGCCGAGGCCATCGCGCGGTTCGATCGAGGTGAAACCCGCATCCTCACCAACTGCATGGTGCTGACGGAAGGCTTCGACAGCCAGCCGGTTGGCTGTATCGGGATCCTGCGGCCGATGCTTCACAAGGGCACTTTCATCCAGGCCGTGGGCCGTGGGCTGCGGCGTGTCGATCCGGCACGCTATCCCGGCATCATCAAGACCGACTGTGTGGTTCTGGATTTTGCCGGTGCTGCGTTGCGCCATGGCTCGCTCGAGCAGGAGATCGACCTCGAAGCAGACGATCCCGAACCGGGTCAGGCGCCGTGGAAACTCTGCCCCTGCTGCGAAGCGGAACTGCCGCTGTCCGCGCGCATCTGCGACTTCTGCGGCCATGTCTTCACGCGTGAAGCCTGCGAGAAAAGGGTGCTCGACACCTTCGAGATGATGGAGATCAATCTTCTGGACCGGTCGCCCTTCGCATGGGAGCCGCTGCAGCATGATGGCAGCGCGCTGATGGCCTGCGGGTTCGAAGGCTGGGCAGGCGTGTTCCATGACGGCACACTCTGGCACGCCCTCGGCCAGCCGAGGCGCAAGCAGGTTCGGCCCCTGGCCATCGGGACCCGCGTGCAGGCGCTTGCAGCCGCTGACGATTTCCTGCGCGCGACCGAAACCGGAACGGCATCGATCAAAAGCCGCCGCTGGCTCAACGATCCTGCATCCTTGCGTCAGGTCGAATTGCTGACCCGTGCCGGGCATCAGGCGGATGGCCACGACTTTGGACTCTCGAAATATGCCGCCAATTGTCACCTGAACTTCCTTTGGAACCGGGGTGCGATCCAGCGTTCGGTTCTTAGGGCCACATCGCAGGTGGCCGCATGAAACGCCCTAACCCGCTGTCGCCCGACCGGATGACGCCCGCCGAGCGTCGCGCAGAACTGTGCGGCCTTCTGGCCCTCGGACTGGTGCGCTTACGGATACGAGATCGGGCGGAAGTATCTGACGAAACTAGAGAAAGTTGCCTACACTATCCGGCCAACCAATGGCGTCATGCAACTCCAACTCACCGGAGAAACTCATGACCAAACAAGATCCCATCCCCGCGCGCCTGGCCGCGCTCAAAACCACCCCAACGCCGGACTTGAAGGCGCAATGGCGAGAACTGTTTGGTAGCGAGCCGCCACCCTTTAATCGGCAATACCTTGTCAGCCGACTGGCCTACCGCATCCAGGAACTGACCTATGGCGGGTTGAAGCCCGAGACGATCCGTCGGCTGGAAAAGTTGGGCGAAGACCTTGACGGTGGGAATCCGATCAAGCGCCGCATCCGCACCGACATCAAACCAATCACTGGCACGCGACTGCTGCGCGAATGGCAGGGAGTAGAGCAGATAGTCACCGTCACGGCGGACGGCTTTGAATGGCAGGGGCGCCCTTACCAGTCGCTGTCCGCCATTGCGCGGGCCATCACCGGCACGCGCTGGAACGGCTGGGTGTTCTTTGGCCTCAAAAACCGGAGGAACACATGACCAAACCAATCGTCAGAAAACTGCGCTGCGCCGTCTATACTCGGAAGTCCTCCGAGGAAGGGCTCGAGCAGGAGTTCAACAGCCTTCACGCCCAGCGAGAAGCCTGCGAGGCCTATATTGCCAGCCAGCGCTCCGAGGGCTGGGTGCTGGTCCGCGACCAGTATGATGACGGTGGCGTCTCTGGTGGCACGCTGGAACGCCCGGGCCTGAAGCGGCTGCTGGCCGATATCGAGGACGGGCCGGTTGATGTGGTGGTCGTCTACAAGATCGACCGCCTGTCACGCTCGCTGATGGACTTTTCCAAGCTGGTCGAGGTGTTCGACCGCAACGGTGTCACCTTCGTCTCAGTGACGCAGTCCTTTAACACGACAACTTCCATGGGGCGGCTCACACTGAACATCCTGCTCAGCTTCGCCCAGTTCGAACGCGAGGTCACCGGCGAACGGATCCGGGACAAGATTGCAGCGTCGCGCCGCAAGGGCATGTGGATGGGTGGTGTGCCCCCGCTGGGCTACGTGGTGAACGAACGGAAACTCGTCGAAAATCCGGCCGATGCTGCCCACGTCCGCTGGGTCTTTGCCCGTTTCATCGAGATCGGTTCAGGCACAGTGCTGGCGCGGGAACTGGCAGAGCGGGGCGTTACCTCCAGCCGCGGCCACCGCATCGACAAGAAGTTCATTTACCGGATGCTGAACAACCGAGTCTACATCGGAGAGGCCGTCCATAAAGGGAACAGCTATCCCGGTGAACACAAAGCTATCATCGATCGCGAAGTCTGGGATAAGGTCCACGCAATACTGACCGTGAGTCCCCGCAAGCGCGCCGCCCGAACCCGTGCCGACACGCCCGCGCTGCTGAAGGGGCTGGTCTACGGCCCCGATGGTGCCGCCTTCTCGCCAACCCACACCCGCAAGGGCAGCAGGCTCTACCGCTACTATGTCAGCCAGACGGTGCTGAAGCATGGCGCGGGATCGTGCCCCATCGGTCGCGTCCCTGCAGGCGAGATCGAGGCCGCCGTCATCGACCAGTTGCGCGCCGTGTTCCGCCAACCCGAGATCGTGGCCGGGACTTGGAAGGCGGCGCGAGGGCAGGACGGCGGAATCACCGAGGCCAACGCCCGTGAAGCATTGACCCGTCTCGACCCTCTGTGGGACGAGTTGTTCCCCGCCGAACAAG